TTAATAGTTTTTGAATACGCAAATAGTTTTGTGAATAGTCGTTCATTTGGTTAATCTTTCAATGTTTCTGTTACTGGCTTCTTGACTGCGCCATGCTTCAAAACGCATCTTGGCTGCTTCTAATTTCCATCTAAGCGCTTCTGCTTCTTCTGTCGCCAACCCAATGGCCTCACATAACTCTTGATAAGGCTGCGATTTATACGCATCCATTTCCTTACCCCCAATAGTTGTTGCCTCTGATTTAGACATTTCAATAGCTTTAAGGCTATGCTTAAACGCCTCGAATTGAGCGAGGTTACCTTTCGCCTTTGCGTAATGCGGCGCTGTTTTAAATATGAAGTCAATCGCATCATTTGGGTCATAATCTTTCATATATGTCTAGCAAACTTTCCATGATAAATTGACCTAGCTTTTTGAGCATTAATAATTGCGTCATTAATACTGTCAAATCTTCCAATGTGGATTTCTTTTTTGTTTGCGGAAATTTTTACTAACCATTTTTGACTTCTTTTTTCCCAATAAACATTTTTATAACCAGATGTATTGTTATTTTTGGTTTTTGTATTAGCATTGTTTTGCGTAATTGTTGCTTCACGCAAATTTTCTATGCAATTATTTAATGAGTCCCCATCAATGTGGTCTAAAAATTCTGGCATATAACCATAAAACATCATATATATAAGTCTATGATTTAAATAATTTTTATGATTTATTTGAGTTATAAAATACCCATCATTTCTTAAATATCCAGCTTTACAACCTTTTAAAGCTCTAGAACTTGTTGTAATTTTTCTATATAAATCACCATTTTTGTAATCAAACATTTGGTGCAATAAATTTTGAGATATAATTTTGTCAGCCATACCAACTCCTATTAGTTGTGGTGGTTAGAAGCCCCTATGTAGCGGAAACTACTAGGGGTTTTGTTTATTTTACCTTAAACTCATAAAAAGTCCAACCTGGGCAAACGCATAACCTACCCAAATCATAGCGTTAGGTATTGCGCCTTTTTTTAATTGCAATAAACCTACTACTAAATACCCAATCCCTGTTGCTGCGACAATGTATTTTTCCAACATTTCCATTCCCCTTTATTACCTAATTTGTATTGCGTATAAAAATCGTTTAACAATGCTTGACTAAAGTTTTTATCGCTAATGTATTGCCTAAACCAAGTCAAACCTTTTTTATGCCGTAAATAGCATAAATACCTTACACCGCACTCATGCCTAGCTTGTTCATACATTTTCTTTTCAGACTGTCGTATGAGTCATAACCAGTACCCAAAAGCCCAAGTTCTTTAGCTTTAGCTTCAATGCCTTCATTGCTAAACATCCACTTTTTGTCAATTTTTTCTTTCTTGGGTTCTATTACCAATTCATCTTCATAGCGCTCCCCATTGAGCCAAGTGCTTGCATGGGGTATAAATTCTAACTCGGTTTCTTTTGCTCGCCAGTATTGGCAATGTGCGTCAATAGCTTTTGCAGCCATAAGTTGTTGCTCTGCGGACAATTTTGCCCAGGCTTTTCTTGCAACTGCTTTATTAACTTTTCGTGGATATAAAGACCAGAATTCATCAAACATTCTCCTCTCCTACTGCATTACCCTTGGGGACATTGGTGTTGGTGGGCTAGGCGGTACTGAATAGCCTGTATTACCAACAACGCTTTGTGTGTAACCATTTGGTGTCGTGATTACGACTTGGTTAGGATATATTGTAGCAGTCTGAGTGGTGTAACCCATTGGGTTTACAAATTGTGCGGTGTTGCCGTTAATTTGCACAGTTCCTAAGTTATAACCTCTTGCATCGGTCATTTGTACTTGTTGCGCTTTAGCTGGTATTGCGTATGCAAACATACCGCCAAGTAAAGCACCTAATAAACAACTACCTATAAAGTCTTTCATTTAATTCCCCTTTGAGTTAAACAACAATTACAGAATAATCACATTTCTTCGGTTTTTGTATTCTCCAAAACCCTAATGTTGCGTTTTTCCAACAAATGTTTTTTGCGGCATAGGTAACTGCACCATCCACGCTTTCTATGATGTAACCACTCTACAAACATAAAACTTAAACCACATTTACATTTCATTTTAAATTCTCCATAGCACGACCAACGCCAGCAAGCTGGTGTTATTGTCAAGTGATGTATCCCGTTGCAAGGTATTTATGCTGGCTTGACCCAGTTAATAAGGATTTCGCAGGTGTCGACCCTCGCTCCGTTCATTTCCAAACGGCCTCAATCCCATCTAGCATTTTTCTAACGCCCACAGCATTTAGGGCGGTCAAGAATAAGAAAACCCCAATAATCTTAGGTGGGGTATGTCCCTTGGCATGGGCAACTACAGACAAATCCTAGTGTCGATTTCTCGCTATCTGTCTATAACTACACATACCCCGCCTAAAAATACTGGGGTTGTTACGACAACTAGGTTTGTCGGGATGCCACTCTCAACAAACTAATTATACATCAATCTTCAATCTGTATAAAAGCATTTTGTTTTGGCAACATTTCGGGCCAAATTAAGAAGTAATTTTTAGGAAATAAGTCTTGCCTGGTTACAAGCCCATGACTTACTTCTTCTATTCTTGCGCCCAAAAGCATAAATTTGTCGGCTGGAATACCTCTTACACGCCAGTTGGAAACGGCAGCAGGGTCTACTTTGCACATTCTTGCTACCTTTGCCGTACCGCCTAAAAGGTCAATAATTGCGCTATCTGTGAGTTTAAGTTGTCTGTCCATTCACAAAGTTTACCTTCTATGTTGTTTATTTGCAAACAGTTTACTTTTTATATACACCTGTGTTAAAGTGTCTATATAGCAAATTCGCTATGTATTTAAGGGGAACTTAAATGTGTGAAGAATTACACCAAGTAATGCTAGAAATGGAAGAACAGCTTGAAGAAGCATTAAACGCAATGGAATGCGGATGGCCTACACAAGACCAAATTAACATTATTCGCCATGCTTGTGGCAAACCACGCAACAATCATGTAAACCCTGTATTGCGTGATGTAATTAATGATTTTAATAATTGCTTTGGTAATCCTTTGGCTTCTTTTCCATCAATTAGAGGTGACAAATGAACCAATCTGAAAGCATTGCTAACTTAGCCAAAGCGCTATCTACCGTGCAAGGGAAATTAACATATGCTGTTAAAGACTCTGCTAATCCTTTTTTCAAAAGTAAGTACGCTGATTTGGAGTCTGTGTGGGACGCTTGTCGTAATTTATTGGCAGAGAACAACTTAAGTGTTATGCAATTTCCTGGCTATTATCATGAAGGGTCTATGCTTTTAACAACTATGTTGACTCATTCTTCTGGCGAATGGATTAGCCAAGAAACATCTTTTCCTGTATCTAAACCAGACTCGCATGGATGTGCTAGTGCGGTGACATACATGAGGAGAATTTGTTTAGCAGCAGTAGTTGGAGTAGTACAAGCAGACGATGATGGTAATGCCGCTTCGTCACCTAAACCAGTAGTAAAAGCAAAGGAAATCTAATGGCTTATGTACCAAAAGAAGGAAGTGGAAGCCTTTTTAAAAATGACCGCAAAACAACTGAAACTCACCCAGACTATACGGGTAGCATTATGGTCAATGGGCGTGAATGTTATTTATCTGCGTGGGTTAAGGAAGGCACTAAAGGTAAATTCTTTAGCGTATCTATTGGCAAAGAAAAACAGCCAAAAGGCTTTACACCCAAAGGGTCAGACGAAATCGTAGACTCTGACTTACCATTTTAGGAGATGGTTATGCTAAGTCACATCAAAGATGTTATTGGCGATAAAGCCAGAATTTCTACAGAACCCTTCGGAGTTGATGAAGAAAGACAGTTAATAGCATTTGAAGTTAATGACTTAGCTACTGTTCTTCGTGAGGTTATACAAACCTGTGCGGATTGTTGTTTAAATACCACAGACAGGGAAGCAATTTTAGAATTACTTAACTAAGCAGTACAAAGGGGAAAATATGAGTATGCATTGGTACTGTGCCACTACAGGCGCACCACGATATACAATGACGGGCAAAAACGGCAAAGAAAGAAATGTTACTTTGCGTGATGCCAAAGCCAATCCAGGCACTTTAGTACCATCGGTATCTACCATTAATGGTCAGCTATCTAAAGATGGCCTAAACACTTGGTTGCAATCTGAAGCTATTAAAGCTGCTGCGGAAAACCCAAGGGGTCTGCAAGAAGAAGAAAAAGACTATGTGGCACGAATATTAGAGTTGGCAAAGAAAAAATCCCAAGAAGCCATGACTAGGGGAACTCTTATACATGACTTCATAGAAGCGTTTTACAACCAAGAATGTTTGCCAGAGATGCCAGCGTATGTCCGCAAGGTAGATGACGCTATAACGGCTCATTTTGGGGCACAGCTATGGATTCCTGAACAGAGTCTAGTCAATCAAGAAGGTTATGGCGGAAAATGCGACCTTTATTGCAAGCCACGCCATGACTTCGGTGGGGTAGTAATTGACTTTAAGACTACGGAAAAATCCCCTGGTGATTTAACACCCTACCTAGAGCATACACTACAGCTTGCAGCCTACAGAGAGGTTCTAGCGCCTACTGCTAGGTGTGCCAATGTCTATATAAATGGCACTACAAACGAGGTTTGTATATACGAACATAAAGAGCAAGATTTAAAAGATGGCTACGAAATGTTCTTGGCCTTGTTGCGTATTTACAAACTTAAAACTGGGTTAAACTAATCAAGAGGTGGCGGGTGTGCTTTTCCCCTTTGCACAACCATACAATCACGGATGTCCTGCCACCTCACCTTATTTAAAAACGCTTGTAAGTGCATGAAATTTAAAGAAAAAGTCATGCAAAAATAGGACATTTATAAGGGCGTTAAGCCGTCAATGTAGGATGCAGTAATTGGGTAATTTTGCGGCTTTCTCGCCCATTGATGGTAACTGCCAAATACAGCCCTGTCGTTTATTTACCACAACATAGGGTTTGTCCTAATACTAAAATGCATGAATTTTCAATAAATTACTTACATAGCAAGTCATCGATACAGTTCAAATGAGCCGTGTGCGCAGAATTTAACATGACTTTGACTTGCTACTTTTATTTAAGGGGAATATGGATACATACATACGCAGAGTCTTTGAGGCAGAAGCCCCATGCGACAAATGCGACCAGGCATTAAGTTGTAAAGAAAATGAATGGGCTTGTAGGGCGTTTTCTTACTATGTCCTTCACGGTAGATTTGAGCCGTATACAGTACGCCATCCAACTCGAGGTATGTTTAACAAAATCTTTAAAGAAGATGACAAAGCCCTCAAAAACTACCTTAAAGCATTAAAGGATAAAGAATGAAAACCGAATGGAATGAAGGTTATGAAAAAGGCTATGCAGATGCTTTTGGTATGCTAAACCTAACAGATGAGGAAATAACAGAAGTCTTTGACAATACTTTTAAAGTGCGTGATTTTGACGATGCGTTTTTAAAGTTTGCTAGAGCAATACTAAGAAAGGCATCTGAATGAACCAAGAATTGTTAAAACAGTTATTTGATTACAAAGATGGCAAGTTACATTGGAAAGAAAGCCCAAGCCGTAATGTAAAAGCTGGTGATGTTGCTGGTCATTATGGTAATCGTAGATATGCCCAAGTCCGCATAAACGGAAAATATTACTTAAAGCATAGACTTGTGTATATGTACCATTATGGACATTTACCGCCTGAACCATTGGTAATTGACCATATAAATCGCAATAGGTTTGATAACAACATTGAAAATCTAAGGGCAGTTACAAAGTCTGAAAATCAGCGTAACAATAAATTTAAGGCACAAAAGAAATGAACCCAATAGCATTTGTAGTCACATCAACTAACCAAGGTACGCTTATTCTTAATAAAAACGACTATAAGATGGTTGAAGATGGTAAAGGGTTTGGGGTAGGTTTTTCTCTTTTAAATACTGGTAGCTATGACCAGGTTGAGGTAGACTTTTTAAAAGCCATTCTTAACAAAAGGCGTGAACACTTTGGTGATGGGGTTGTAGCGGTAGAC